CGTCCCAATCTAAAGTTGATTCATATTTTCCGCTTATATATTTCGCCGTTCGTGGATAGTTAAACAAGGTAGGGTTTATATGTTTAAGAAGAATAATAACATTATCTATATGGTCATTAACTTTTTTGTTATCACTAATACTTTTAATAACTTCTAACTGTTCAACACTACCCATTAGGTCTTGCTCTTGAAATTTATTTAACATTATCTATCTCCTCTGCCCAAGTTTCTGTATCTTCATTATTGGTTTCACTAATAGGTAAACCACCCATACATATATCAATAGCTTCTTGTTTATCTTTTGCTTCAACATTTTTCCAAATGTCTTGTACTGTATATAATTGATACACCTCATATCTATTCATCACACACTCCTTTGTTAAAGGTTAATGGCTGTCCAAAGAGTAACCAACAGCCGAGCTACAATTAAGTAGGGTTTAATCCACCTTTCGTTATATTCCATATGGAAGTCTTATCCTATCACAGATAGGAAATTTGTCAAGATAATTCTTCGACACACACCGACAGAACACGGCATTACACGAGGGTTACCACTTTGGGAAAACCACCCCCACATTTCTGCCGTTTTCCCTTATATACATACAATATATATATTATATATATATACTATATGTAGTAGGTAAGGGGGATAGCGACATACAACTCACCACTTGCCCCCCTTATCCGATTTCAGTAACCCTCGTGTTCTACCGTGTCTTGCCGTGTAACACCGAGATTAAAATGGATTATCTTCTTCAAGCAAGACGGGATCTCTATCCCATTCTTCTTCACGATTTTGTAACCATTCTTCTTCCCTTAAGTATGCATTGATTTCTTTATTCATATCCCTTTGGCTTAAATATTTTTGGGGTGATGCAATATGTTTTGATAGGGTATGCCTTGTCATAGTATCCTTGCTCAATACAAAATTAAAGTAAATTCCTGCGCCTTTATCTCTTGCTATATCATTAAGAAGAATGCGCATAGACGCTATGGGATTTGGCACTATAAATTTATCGCTACTTAAATAATACCACATATCTTTTAAAGTATCGGCAGTAGCTACATCCCATATATCTTTTTTAACAGATCTTATTTCTTCCCATATTCCACTAGCTTTATAACCTTTCATAAGATTAGGCAAAGATGTTTGCACTCGTGTATTATTTCTTAAAATATCAATAACGAATTTATTATATTTGGCATAGGGATTGTATGTTTTTATCCATTCAGTATAGGTAATGGCTGTTCCTTTGAAAGCTAAACCTATTATCTCATTGATAGGTATTTGTACTTGGCGATCTATCCATACAATTCTATGTTTGTCCTCTTGAAATTTAGGTATGAAACCAAACTTAATGTTCTTCATATACATATCATTAGGAAGATAGCTTAACTTTTGATAGACATTTGCCCACACTTTTTTCTTCTTGCTTTTAATGGGGGTGTGAAGTTGTAAGTCTTTCATTCCCCCCACCTTGAACGGCATACGAAACATATGTGTTCGTTCAATGTCTGGTCGCCATTCTAACATAGGCATAATGGAAGTTAGTTTACGAAGTTTTCTTTTAACTTTCTTCTTCTTTTTTCTATAAGTGCTACTCATACTTGCCCCCCAATATCATTTCTTGAATATATATAGCAATCCCTCGTGGATTTTCTTCACACAGATCTTCAAGTTCTTCTGCATCAAGGTAACAAATATCTTCCCAATTTAATTTCTTGCCGTTATACATATGGTCAAGAGTAGCAGGTAGATTTTTAATTTCTTCTACTTTTTTAGGATAGGAAGTAAATCTTGCCCCATTCACATTGGAAGTTTTTGGTATATAGCTTGTATGACTTTCCTTTCCTTGTGCATCATAATGGACAGTAGAAGTATAACCAGATAAATCTGCCTTGTCTTTATCCTCCGTAGGTTTTACGCTAGAATAATTGTTCCACTTGTTTCCATAGGTGGTAACACCAGAGTAATGACCATAATCATCATCATCCCACCATTTATTTTTCTTCCAAGCCATTTTGTCAGTTTTGAAATCATAGGTATAATCTCTTAACCCAAATCCCGTTGGCTGTATGGAATAGGTATTAGACAACCACCCTATGTTATCTATTTCCTTGCCCTCATCCTCATTATAGATGACAAACTCTTTTGTCTTGCCGTCTAGAAATAAAAGTTTATCGCTACCAATTATTTCCTCTATCATTTCTTGCCACTCGGCATTATATAATAGTTTAGGATTGGCTGATAACTGTGGTCTTAATACCCACTTAACAAATTGGTGTGTATCAGATTTATTGTTATCAATCATAGGTGTTGGTAGCTGTGGGCCGTTGTGCATAACCCACATATCCCTATCATCACCTTTTGCTTTGGATAAGATTTGAAATGGATGGCTCATACTTTTAGCAGTATCACCATTGGTATTAAACCTAAAGTGTAATCCCATTGGCACATCTAAATTGTTGTATTTAGACCACAGTTTTTCAATATCCCCGAAAGTTTTTGGCACAATCTTTTGTGTGTGTAACTTTCCTTGATTGAAAAACATTACACCGAAGCCGTCAGAATTATTGTTGTAAGCAGTTTCCAATAATTGCAAACTTAATTGCTTTGGCGTATCAGTTTTAATTATAAGACACATAAAAACCCCCTTTAGTTAGTTGCTGTATCTTGAAGTTCCCCTTGCAAACTCACTTTGCGAGAGGCCCTACCCTTTAAATAACCCTTGCGAATTAACCACGCAGTTAGGTTTGGATATTGGGATTTGATTATCTCATTATCCATAAAGCGTAGGAATGTTTTATAGTGCAAACTTAAACCTAATAATCCTGTATAGTTTTTGGAAAACTGTACGAGGGCATCAGTAAATTCAAGCACTCTATAAAATCCGTGTTTGGATATGTTACTTTTAAATATCCGTAGTTCAATGGTATGAGGGTGGCTCATATTGACAGCCTCATATTTTTCTGAAGTTCTGGTACAATCTTGGATCTTTTTCTTTGATCTTTTTGCCCATTGGTCAGATGTCCTTCCAGCGATCTGTTTGATAAAGGGTGTATTGGTATCATCATTAATAAATACTAATATTTTACCTATATCCGTAGGTCGCAGAGCCTTACGGCTTATGTGTATATGAAGTCCTGCCGTATCTGTATTCCAACCCTTGAGATTGGTCATACATTTATCATCACTGAAAAATCTTTCCCAATGTTTTTTATGATATTCGTATGTGGCTGGGGCAGTAGTTATTTCAAAACCCCTATCCAAAGAGCCGTCAGATTTGCATTGAGCAAATCCACACAACACATTATCCGTTATGTAATACGGCAAATCATTGGGGCAGTTAGTTCTTTTCTCAACTTCCAATTCTACGCCGTAGTATATTTGATTATTTTCTGATGTAGATTTTTGATTGGGCATACATAGTTTACCCAGATCATCCTCAACTCTATGACCATAATCATAAACACCACTTTCCTCTTGGTATTCATCTCTATCCTCATCATAGTCATCATAGTTTAAGTAGGTATCTTGGTTTTCAGAGTAAGAATATCCGTCATCACAGCAACCTTGACAAACATAAAAATCGCCTTGATAACAAGATCTCATATCATCATAAAATTCAGCACTTCCACAGTCGTGACAAGAATCAATTTCCTCATTTGATCTTATGTCATCTCCCAATCTTTCAGCTTTAAAACCAAAATTTGCAAGACCTTCTGTAAATCTCATAATTTTACTAGCCGACCAATCATTAGAGCAAGTCTTGTTTACAATTATGCTAACAATCTGATTACGAGTTAAGCCGTAATCAGACCTCATATATTTTAGTAAAGACATTTATTTGCCCCAAGCTTTAAGCATTTGGCTAATCCTAGCTACTTGCTCTTTAGCTTTTTTCAGTTCAACTTCCAATCTTTTCTTATATTGTAAGTTTTGGATCTGGTGATCCGTAGTTTTTAAATATTCTGAAATAGTCATATTTAATCCTATTAAATTTTGGTGGTTACACCCAAACCAATTTTTAAATCGCATAAACTTGAACAAAGTACATTTAAGGCCGTAACATTTGGATTGTTACTAGAATCCTTGTTTCCGTTTGTTCAACAATTTAATTTATGGTTTGGATTGCCCACCTATTAAAAGCATTTACAACCGAGTAAATACTAAAGCCAAGCATATTAAGAATATCTTATTTCAATTTTTTGTATCAAGATTGAATTGATATTTTGCAATACTTGAGTATGCCCTAAAAATAGAGCATATTCAAAGATTGTCAACAGTTAATTTGATAAGTTATCCACAGCCTATCAAAAAGTTGTGGATAAGTTTATCAGTATGTAAATAATAAAAGCTACTAAGATTATGGAATTACTTATTGCCAAATTTTGCCCCCAATTCTTTAGTTATGTTTTGAAATTCTGGTTTATCCATAAAATCAAATTCACAATCCACCCCGTCATTGATTAAGGTTTTGCCCTTAATTTCAATGAACTCCAATGGTGTAAATAGTCCATTAAAAGAATTAAAAGATTTTTTAAATCTCTTTTTTCTATGTTTGCTTTTTGTCATAGCTCAAGTCCTAACTTTTTTAGCTTTTCAAAATTATCTATAGTAGGGAATTTAATATCTAGCCCTTGATCTTTTAGATATTTAATCATTAAAGATAATGCCCTAGCCGTATTTTTGGCCCTTAAACTACGAATAATCATAGTTTCTAGCATACTTCTTTCTATTAAGTCCATATAAATTCCTATGGTAAAAGATTAAAAGAGCCGTAACAATTACGGCTCTCCGTAGTAGTTTTAAGTTATGTTTTTATCTGTTTTTTGGAATAGTATTGTAATATCTATTGCTACAAATAGCAGGTCTTCCATTAAACCTATTTGTTGATCCGTATTCAAACTTTTGTATCTTTTTTTGAAGTATTCACTATCTTGTAAATAGTCCATTATTGGATCAACAATAGGCATTAGTTTTTTATTGTCAAATTGTGGCATTAAAAATCCTATTGAGGTTAAATAAGGCGTAACAATTACGCCTTATATATTAGTTTTCCAAATTTATTAATGAGCATTTTCTCCCACTCATTAAGCGATTTATATGAACGGCCTTGCCCAAGTTCTATGACCAATTTAGTCCATAGCTTTTTACACTCGGCATTATAAGTCCGATCATATGCCTCAAAGTTTTCCCTTCTACTGTGCGATTTTGTGCTGTAAACAATAGGCTTGGATTTTTTGGGTGGTGTCACATATTGACCACCAAAAAACAAAGTACTATTCCATTGAATAGGCGTTGACCTATTCTCACAAATTCGGCTAGTAGATGTAGATTTTTTAAACATACATTTCCTAACAAAAAAATTAGTATTCCCCTAAAATATAGATAGAAAAAACAATGTCAATAGAAAACTTATCCACAGCCTGTGGATAATGTGGATAACTTTTTGGATAGCCTACTACTCACTACCTTAATTGGCCCCTCATTTGTTACATTTGGGGGAAGGTATCACTAGGTATCTAGCCCCCCGTTGATACTCTAAATATTCCTGCTGATACTCTAACCTTCCCCTAAATTTAAGATTAAGATCCGTTATGTGTAAAAACTGTGTAAGAACTGTAAAAACCCAGAGCTTCGCAAATCTCCCAAAAAAATTGATTCTAGGGGGTGGGGGGGTGGCCAAACTGATCGAGAGGGGGGAAGGAAAAATGGGTGGTGTATACACACACATATCAACCTCTACAAATTTTATTAAAATTTTGGACCTAGTTGTTAAATATCGCGAGGTGCCCCCTTTTCCTGGGTGTGTAAATTATGTGTAAGAAGTGTGTAGGGGGGAGGGAGCACTATAGGTGGTATGTGTGTGTGATGTGTGCTTCTTGTTCCTCCCCCTCTTACAGGAGACGCATAGCGCGGGGCTATGCACTTAACATTATATCGTAAACATACTTGCATTACAATGCCTTTTGTTATATAATCTTACTTATGGCAAAAGGCGACAAAATAACAGCACAGCAAGAGCAGTTCTGCTTGGAGTTCATTAAGGACTTGAACGCGGTGCGCGCCGCCATACGTGCAGGATATGGAGAACAACATGCAAAAAAGAATGCTTGGACCATTATACGGAACCCTGCTGTGGCCGCGAGAATCTCAGAACTCAAGGCCGACCAAACAAAGCGTACTAAAATTGAAGCGGATGATATACT